TAATGTCATCACCAATGATGTCCTTGAGAGGATTGGCAGTGACTTGGCTGAGTTGACTGGTTTAATGTTTGAAATTAATTTTACAAGGAATGGCAGTAACAATATATGATCAACCACAACTAATTGCTCCAGCTGGCAATCCATTGGTGTTCACTTTCAGCAGTGATGAGACAGCTCAAGATAATTTCAGTTTCATTGTTGAGGTTTATATCAACAGCACATTGAGATTGACTCAGGAGGTATTCAGACAATTTAGCACTCTTGGTAGGATTGATGTATCTGAGGCAGTTCAATCAACTCTATCAAGTCCATTGGTAGTTGATGGTAGCTTGACAACAATATATGAATCAGCCATCAATGAGTATTACATTGTAGTCTATGAAAAGTATGGAGCAACTCCTGTGATTGAAGCCAGTGATACAAGTAATACATTAATTGGATTCAATGGATCATTGAGACATCAAGATTTTATTAATTTTAATTATCAGGAATATAATGCAGATTCAGATAATCCATTGACTCCTGGAGTTTTATTCTTGTCATATTGGCCAAGAGCTAAAAAGTATTTTTGCGGAATGGATGAGAGGATATTTGTTGGAATCTTTTGCTTTGATACCAGCGTGAATGTAAGATTCACATTGAAGGATATCAATGGAGGAACTGTTGTCACTCAAAATCTTAGCATTGCATTGACATCACTTTTGGTAGTTGATGCATCTCCACAAACAATCATAGATAATACCAGTATCACAGAAACTGATTTTGATGATTCAGCATATTATCAAGTGATTGTCAGAGGAGCAGGAGCTGGATCAGAGAATGGAGGATCAGAAAGTTTTAATATTTGGATTGATAGAGAGTGCAAGAGATATGAAACCAGGAGGCTACATTGGCTTAATAAGTTTGGAGTTTGGGATTCATTCACATTCACATTGGTATCAATTGACTCAACCACAGTGCAAAGTTATGGCTACCAAAGAGAGAAGGGAGTTTGGGATGGTACAAGCTACACATATCCTTTGTATCAAGGTGAGAAGGTTGATTATGCCAAGACATCATCTGATCAGTTAACTTTGAATTCAGACTGGATAAGTGAAGATGTACAACAATGGCTGGTAAAAGATTTGTTTGAGTCACCAGTTGTTTATCTTGAGCAAAACAATGGGACTGATTTTGAGCCAGTGAAAGTAACAAATACAAGTTATCAGCTTAAGACCAGGAGAAGGGATGGATTAATCCAGGAGCAGATTTCAATTGAGAGGACATACACATATAGATCACAACTTAACTAATGGCTGGAGAATTATTTATTAATGGGCGGTTGGTTGACATAGATCAAGATGCTCCATTTCCATTGACATTCAATATCAGTGACATCAAGGATTTAACAGCTCGAAAGGGTAACAAGTCCAAGACCATCACTTTGCCGGGAACAAAGAACAACACAGCTTTGATGCTGAGTGTCTATACTTTATCAGCTACTGAAAAGATATCAGATACTGATTCTGACTTTGTTGACTTTGATCCAAGCATCAAGGCTGAATGTCAATACTATCAGAATGGCTTGCTTGAGTTTAATGGAGTTGCTCAGTTAATGAGTTGCAAGTCAATGGATGGTATATGGTCCTTTGACATCACCTTAGTAAGTGATACCATTGACTACATCTCAAGACTTACTAAGATCAAAGTAAATGAATTAGGTTGGTCAGAATACAACCATGCTCTGACTTATGACAACCAACAAGATACATGGGGTGGGATAATACAATTAAATGGATCTCCATCCAGCAACCAAGATTCACAAGGATGGACTGGCCAAGGTTATTACTACGGCTTGATTGATTACGGGTTCACTCGGCCAGCACCATCCACCTTTGGAGTTGAGCACATGCCTCCTCAGATATTTTGTTATGATGTACTGTTAAAGGCATTTGACTATTGTGGGATAACTTGGAGCAGCGTGTTCCTTGAGAGCCAATTATTCAAGAAGTTGTTGATGGCTTATCCTGGTGGAGATCTTCCAACAATCACACAAGATCAGGCTGATTTTGATAGTTCATTGACAACTGAACAGAACAATGCTGGAGGGTTTATCATTAATGGGATAGTATCTGGAATGTCATTAGGTGATGCATCAATATGGTTTTTAGATAATCAAACTATATCAGATATTCTGGATATCACAATCAATCAAGATAATCTCAATCAAATTCAAACAACATCTCCATTAAAATTTGTTGCTGCATCAGATGGCTTATTCAAGATTAATTATGTTGGTGACCATGATATAACTTGGACATCAGTAGGTGGAATGTATGGCACATACAATGTTAAATTATATATATATAAGGATAGCAATCTCATATCTTCAGATGTAATATATAATGGATCACTTGATTTTGCCAATCCTCCATATTCTTTGACTTATTCTTTCGACTACAGTAGACAGATAAATATGTTGATTAATCAAGTATTGACATTTAGTATAGTTTATGAATTAATAGATCCTCAAATAATTGGGGGACCATCTGGAACTGTTCAAGGAATTACTACTCAAATAGTAAGCAACACTGCTGATCTTAACATATTAAAACAAGCACAAACTTTATCAGCTGGAGGCACAGTATTTTTAGATGCATTCCTTCCTGATATGACATGTGATCAATTCTTTAAGGGATTTGTCACTGCATTCAACTTGTATGTCAAGCCATCCACAGCAGATGCAAGTATCCTTGAGATTGAGCCATTGGCTGATTTTTACAATGCCAGTGGAGATGCAATTGATTGGACTTATAAACTTGATAGATCAAAGGATTTAAAGATTGAGCCAACAATAAACTTTAGTGCTAAGAATTACAAGTTTAATTTTCAGCAAGATGATGACTATTGGAATACAAGATATCTGGATGATGTCCAGGAGCAGTATGGATCATTCCTGATTCAGAGTCAAAGTCAATTTGCCACCAGTGATACTGAGTTCAAGTTACCATTCAGCCAAAAGTTATTGGTAAGGATTCCAGAGGATTCACCATCATCATTCACTGACTTGATTGTTCCAAGATCATTCCAGGTTAAAACAAGTGAGGATGGCAGCATCACCATTGAAAAGAAAAAAGGCAAGCCATTCATTGTGCAGTTGGGTGGATTAAGAACAGGAGCATGGACTCATAGAGATGAGACTGGTGATGATCATGTTGAGACTGACTATCCTTATGTTGGTCATCTTAACAGTTTGGATTCACCAACATTTGACTTTAATTTCGGAGTCCCTGATTATGTGTTCTGGTCCACAATAAGCTATCCAACCAACAACTTGTATCTGTATCATGAGAAGTTCATCAAGGAATTAATCTCAAGATTTGGAAAGCAGATCACATGCTCAGTTATGCTGAGACCATCAGATATCAATAGTCTTGATTTTAGGAACTTGATTCAGATTGATGGAGTGGTATATAGATTGCTCAAGATTAGTGACTATCAAAGTGGTAAGAATGTATCAACCAATGTCGAACTGATTCGCATAATAGAGGGAGAAGGAATTCAAACAACAGTAGTGATTCCACCTTATGATCCATTCACTGATCCACTTGTAAGATTTACATCAGATGATGATATAAGGATTACAGATGATGGTCAAATAAGAATTGTAAATTCATAACAATGGGAATAAAAATACAAGACATAACATCCAAGAGTGCTAAGATTGTAAGCACAGATTTATTTGAGATAGCTCAAGTAAGTGGAGGAACTTATGTGTCAAGGAAAGTAACTGGATCAGAGATCAATGAGTTGAGCCTTGATACAACTCCACAGCTTGGAGGTAATTTGGATGTCAATAGTAATAAGATCACAAGTGCATCCAATGGTAATGTTGTAATTGAGCCAAATGGATCAGGAGCCATATTGATTGGAGGTAATTCAACTCAACCAACTGAGATGAGATTCATGGAGGATAGTGACAATGGGACCAATTATGTTGCATTGAAAGCATCCACAACATTGGCTGCCAATACTACATACACACTACCAACAGCAGATGGGACAAGTGGCCAAGTATTATCAACCAATGCCAGTGGAGTATTATCATTCAGAAGTTTTCCAATAGATATACAATTAGCTTGCTCAGATGAGACAACTGCATTGGCAACAGGAACTGCTAAGATAACATTTAGGACTCCATGTGCTATGACTGTTACATCTGTGAGAGCATCATTGACAACAGCTCAAACAAGTGGGAGTATCTTCACTGTGGATATTAATGAGGGAGGTACATCAATACTAAGCACAAAATTAACTATTGACAATACTGAGAAAACATCAACAACAGCTGCCACAGCTCCAGTGATTAGTGACAGCTCACTTGCTGATGATGCAGAGATGACAATTGATATTGATCAGATAGGTGATGGAACTGCAAAAGGATTGAAGATAACAATCACAGGAACAAGAGTATGATAATTAATCCATATTTATTTGGAGCAGCATATGACGCAGATGCACAAGCATTCATCACAGCGGCTGCAATTACAGATGTAACTCAACAAGGTGCAATCAATACTTTGGTACTTGCATTGAAAGGATATTCAATTTGGAATGATTTATTAGCAATATACCCCGTAGTAGGGGGCACAGCTTCACAACATAAGTATAATCTAAAAGACCCGAGAGATTTGGACGTTGCATTCAGATTAACATTTGCTACGGGTTGGACTCATTCAAGTACAGGAATGCTACCAAATGGAGCTACTTTTGCTAATAGTTTTTTAACACCAAATGTAAACATACCAACTGGTGGAGATTCATTGCATTACTATTCAAGAACAAATGCAACTTCAACAAATGATTATATGATTGGTTGTGAGACTTTATCACCTACAACTATTTTGGGCTTAGTAGGTAAAAGAACAGCAAATGGTAGGGGTTTTTATCTCAGTTCAAACCCAAGTTTGACTTATCAAAATGCTCAACAAGATAATTTAGCAAGAGATACAAGAGGTTTATTCAGTGGAACTGGTGACGGTGCTAATACTTATTTTTATTTAAAAGGAGTTCAATTAGCAACTAATACAACTTTGCAAACATTATTATCAAGAGCTACTAATATATTATATTTAGGGGCTTCAAGAAATAACGCTGGAACTGCAATAAATTTCACAAGTAAGGAGTGTGCTTTTGCTGCAATAGCAAAAGAAATGACCACTACTAAATTAGTAGATTTAAACACGATAGTCCAAGCATATCAAACAACACTAAGTAGACAAGTATAATGGAAGGTAGAATAGTAACAAACCAAACAGCAGAACAATTACAAGGTGTATTCTTTGACTCAGATACATTCTTTAATTTTGTGCAAGATATTAATGATTCTTACTTTTTATTTTTAAGTAGCTCAGATGAGGTGGATATTGCACCAACTGAATACGCTTACTTATTAGAAATCCCTTTGAGTGAATATATACCTAAACCAACACAACCAATATAAAACTAATGGCAGAGAAATCGGTAGTATTTTCCCTCAAGGTCAACACTGGAAATAGTGTTAATGACATCCAAGCTATGGATGCAGCTGTCAATGACTTGAATCAAGACCTTAAGGCAACACAAAAAACAGCAGCAGATAATACAGGCATAGATACCTTTGATCAGAAACTCCAAGAGCTTAATGCAAGAGTTGAGGCTGGTGGACTTACCATGAGGGAGTTGACCAAGACCATGAAGGATTATCAAAATTTAGCTGCACAAGCTGGAACACAGAGTCCCATTGGTCAGAATGCAATCAGGAATGCTGCAAGTCTTAAGGATCAGATTGGTGATCTGAAAGCTCAAACAACAGCATTGTCATCTGACTTTGTTGGTGTTGATACTGCATTGAAAGGAGTTGAGACTGGAGCAGCGGCCTTCCAAGGTATTCAATCAGCAGTTGCATTGACTGGAGTTGAGTCTGAGGCATTGACTGAGACCATGATTAAATTGCAAGCTGTTCAGGGATTAGTGAACTCAGTCAGTATCATCTCAAACAATTTAAATAAAGAGGCAATTCTTGGGATACAGTTAAGGAATGTATTTGAGAAAGCTAAGAATTTTATATTAACAGGATCTATTGCTCCAGCTTTGGCCAATACTGCGGCAACAACAGCTCAGGCTGGTGCCAATGTAACTCTTGCAGCAGCAACAGGAGCATCCACAACAGCAATGAAGTTGTTCAGGATAGCATTGATTGCTACTGGTATTGGTGCCATTGTTGTGGCCATTGGTTTATTGATTGTCAATTTTGATAAGATATCAGAGGCAGTGATGAAGGCATATGCCAGGTTTGAGAAACTTGGTCCAGTGATTAAGGTATTGATTGGCTTATTCCTTCCATTTGTTGCTGGTATATATCTTGTCATAAAAGCTCTCACCTATTTTGGATTGGTTGATGATGCTCAGACCATGAAGATGAAAGCTAATGCCAAGGCAAAAACTGATGCAACTCAGAAAGAACTGGATAAAAAGATTTCAGCTGAAAAGAAAAAAGCTCAGGCTGTTGATGAGGCCTTATCATTTGAAATCAGAAAGGCACAAGCAGCTGGAAAGAATACTGAGGAGATGGAGGAGAAAAAACTCAAGGCAGCTCTAAGATCAGGAAGAGCCATTCTTGCTCTGCAAAAAGAAAAGATTGCATCTTATGAGGATGAGATTAAGTTATTGAAAGCAACTGGTGATGCTGATAGTGATAGAGCTAAGAAACTTGAGAAGTCTTTGAAAGATGTTAAGACAAAAGCTAATGAACAATACAAGGTTAATAAAAAGAACTCCCAAGATTTAACTGTCTTGGAAATTGAGGAGCAAAAGAAACGAGATGATGAAGCTGATGCAGCATATCAAAAGAGAGTTGAAAAAAAGAAAAAACAAAAAGATGATGAGTTAAAAAGATTAAAGGAATTAGCAGATGCTGAGAAAAAAGCTAATGATGATAGAATCAAAGCTGAGGATGATCAATTCCAATTGAGTCTTGATCTGATGGCTGAAGGTCAAGAGAAAGAACTCTTGCTCAATTCAATTGGTTATGATAAGAAATATGATCAAGCTCATGGCAATTCTCAACTGCAATATGAATTAAGAGTCCAGGAGCAAACAGATAGAATTGCAATCATAAACAAGTACAACCAAATGGAGCTTGATAAGCTTGCTGAGCAAGAGTCAAGAAAAAAATCATTGAGAGATCAGTTCACAAGATTCATGAATACTGAACAACAGAATGAATTGCTTGACTTGGAGGAGGCCTTGAAACTACAAGAGGGAATAAATTTGGCACAATACAAAGCTGAAGCAATTAATGAGGAGGAATTCTATGATGCTGGATTAAAAGCTCAGGAGGAATATAGAAAAAAGAAAGCAGAAATTGATAAGAAATATATTGATGAATCCAAGGATAATGAAGCTAAGGCAAGAGAGGAAGCTCTCAAGGGGGTGCAAGATGCTATTGATGGAGCTCAGAAAGGATTGGATGCTCTTAAAGATATCAATGCTCTTGTCAATGAAATAGATCAAGCCAGGTTAAACAAGATATCTGAGAATAGAGATGCTGATCTTGCTAATCTTGATGCTAATTTACAAGCTCAATTGAGTCAAGAGGGTTTAACTGCTGAGCAAAAGACTAAGATTGAGGAGAACTTTGCAAAACAAAAGTATCAAGTACAACTCAATGCATTCAATCAGGAGGAGAAAATTAAGAAAGCACAATTCCAAAGAGAGAAAGCTTTGAAGTTAGCTCAAATTGCTATTGATACAGCCAGTGCTATTGTGAAGGGGATTGCTCAGTTTGGTCCTCCACCATCTACAGCTGGTATTGCTGCGATTGCATCAGCATCATTGATAGGGATCACTCAAGCAATGGCTGTGATGAATCAAAAATATCAAGGAGGATCTGCACCAGCTCCACCACAAATAAGTTCAGGAGGAGGAGCATCTTTAAGTGGAGCTGGATCAAGTTCATTCCAAGCCAATACCAATGCTCAGACAACTGATTTGAATCAACTTGGTCAAGGACAACAAGGTCAGACAATGACATCACAAGTTGTTGTATTGGAATCAGATATTACAGGAACTCAAAACAAGGTACAACTGCAAGAGGCTAAATCAAGCTTTTAATCCATTCAACACAAGGCTTGTTCCAGAACTGATCACCAGTTGAGAAGCATCCCTGGAGAGAGATTAATTCCTGAGCCTTGCCAATGGATGGGATTGATACCTTGCAATTGAATCCTTCCTTTGAAGGGACCTGATAAACATTGCAATATATTGATTTGATGAAATGGTTATCATTCTGCCAATTGATATTATCAAATAGCTCAATTAGTTTTTTACTATCTATAACACAAGGAGTATGTGTCTCATAATTATAAGCAGTAAAGCTGTTATGCTTAAGGAATTCTAATGTGTTGCATTGAGCAATCTTAGTATGTGGGGTATGGTTGTCATTGACAATGATTGATCCTATCTTAATGGCGACATGATGCTGCCATGATTCAGTGATAAAAAAATCTTTATTCATATAGATAAACTCTCCACCAATTTTCTTAGCAAAGGTCAGTATCCTATTGGTGACATCACATCCTCTGATGTTGTTGTGTTGAGTGCAAGGGATATTCTTAATGCCTGGTACAATTTTACCAACTGTCCATATCTCTGCACCAGGATAAACTTTGAGGACCATTGCAATTGATTGCTTGATTTCAAAATCAGATTCAGCTCTTGAATGGTATGGATAAACAAATATCATTTCGAACAAAATTACATATTATTTATATGCTAAGAGAATTACCACTATATGATATTGTGATTGATCTTAATGATCCAGAGACAACAGTATCATTCAATAGCCTTGTATCTAATCCAGCACATGAGAAATCATTTGAGACATTCAGTAAAAAGATTGCTTTTCAATTTAATGATGAGGAGCAAGTTATTACTGGAGTGGCTATATCTGCAAACACTCCGATATTCAGAAGAGATCCTCAATCTGGTGAGGAGTATTATGTGAACTTTTCACCTAAGTCAATCAAGGATATTGTCTTTGATTATGCCAGGAGAGATAATTTCAACAATGTAAATCTTGAGCATGATAGTGACAGGGTAGTTGAGGGGATATATATGATCATGTCTTATATAATTGATGAGGTAAAAGGATTTACAGCTCCTGAAAGATTCAAGGATGAAACTGATGGATCTTGGATTGTAAGTTATAAGGTCACAAATAAGGATGTTTATGATGCGGCCAAGGCTGGCATGTTCACAGGATTCTCAATTGAGGGAGTTTTTCAATTGCTTGAGACTGGCAAAGGATGGGAGCATGAATTCTCAACCATATATCATGAACTTAAAAAAGTCCAGGAATATATCACATTCTTTAATGACTATCCAGAAGCTGTGAGCAACAATGCAAAGAAAGGTATTGAGCTAAATCAAAAGTATGGAAATAAATGTGCCACAAGAGTTGGCAGATTGAGAGCAAGTACTTTGGCTAATAGACAAACTATCTCAGTGGCTGTGATAAAAAGGATGTATTCTTATCTCTCAAGAGCTGAGGTATACTATGATGAAAAGGACCAATCAGCATGTGGTACAATATCCTATTTATTATGGGGTGGACTTGCAGCAAAGAAATGGTCAGAAGCAAAACTAAAAGAATTAGGAATTTTCGAACAATAAATTATAATAAGTATGAACAAAGAATTAACTACCATTAAGGAATTGATTGCTGAAATGAAAGCACAATTCTCAAAAACAGTTGACAAATTTGAATCAGCAGTATTGGCTGATGGTGTTACAACAATTGAGTATGATGCTCTTGAAGTTGGAATGCCAGTTTTTGTTGTTGCCGATGGCGAAAGAATCCCTGCTCCTGAAGGAACACACTCATTGAGTGGTGATCTTGCTGGTGTCTCTATTGTTGTTGATGCTGAAGGTATCATCACAGAGGTCATTGATGAGAGAATGAATGAAGGAGATGGAGAAGTTGCTATTGAGGAAACATCATCAGAGGCTATGAGTGCTGAGAAAGTTGAGTCAATTGTTAATGCAAAGCTTGAGGCATTCTCCAAGGCTGTCGAAGGATTGGCAGAAATGACCAAAGCTATTGCTGAAAATAATACCAATCTCATAAATGAGTTGAGTACTTTGAAGAGTGATTTCGAGACTTTCAAAGCTCAGCCATCAACAGAGACAAAAGAGTCTGAGAAATTCAGCAAAGTTGGCAACTTGACAGCCAGACAAATGTTTTTAAAAAATAGTAAAATATAGTACAATGTCACTAAAAAAATATTTACGCACAAAATTTGACTGGGATGTTTCTGGTCTTGCAGCTTATGTTGATGAGCAAAGAGAAGATTTAATTGTAAAATCAGTAACTGAAGCTCGCACATTACAGTATATCACAATTCAACAAGGGATCAAAGGATCTCAGGAATTGAAATTGATGGATGATTCAATTGTTTATCAGACTGGTGACTGTACTATGACTCCAGATGGAGATACTGTATTCACTGATCGTGCTATTGCAGTTGAGACTCTTGGTTATATGAAATCTTTTTGCCAAAAGGATCTTGATGGATTCTGGACTCAATTAGGATTACGACCAGGTGCATCTGCTGAAGATAAGACTCTTCCATTTGAGCAACAAATTATCAACTACTTATTGCAATTACATTCATTTGAATTAGACAAGTTAATCTGGAAAGGTAACAAATCTACTGGTACTGGTAACTTGGCATTTATGAATGGATATCGTCAATTCCTTACAACTGCAAATGGTTGTGTGGATTTGAACACATCTTCAACATCAACCATTGATGCAACTAATGCATTTGATGTGTTCTATGAGTCATTTATCAATACTCCAGCTAATGTTGCTGAGGCAAATGATTTTGTTTGTTTTACAGGACGTGAGAATTTCAATTTCTTGACTAAGAATTTAGTTGATGATAACTTATTCCACTACAATCCAGCTAACATTGGTGACTTGAATGAGTTGATCCTACCAGGAACAAACATGAGAATTGTTAAAGTTAATGGATTGAATGGTCTTGATAACATCTACACTGGAAGATCATCTCAGTTTGTATTTGGTACTGACTTAAGCTCTGACTTTGAGAACTTTGACCTATGGTATTCTCAAGATGATGATGTGATCTACCTACGTTCTAAATTTAGAGCTGGTGTTCAAGTACCATTCTTGAGTCAAATAGGAGTTTGGAACGGAACTGGTTCACCTAACTGATAAAATATATGGGAGGGGGTAACTCCTCCCTATTTAATAACATAAAAAAAATTACGAACTATGGCATGTTTAATGACAGCGGGATATAATGACAGAACATGTACCAATGGAAAAGGTGGTATTAAGTCTGTTATGATATTTCCTCTTGGAAATGTTACCAGCGGCAATGTCTCAGCTACAAATGAAGTTGATGATTTGACTGTATCTGGTGAGGTATTCTTATATAAGTTGAAATCTAACTTATCCAGCTACACTGCTCCAATTAGAGTAAACAAAGGAAATGGTACACTTTGGTATGAACAAACCTTGACAATGATCTTGGCTTCAGATACTAAAGAATTGCGTTCTGAGATTCACTTACTTGGACAAAATGAGTGTGTATGTCTTGTTGAGAAAGCAGATGGTACTATTGTTGCTCTTGGATTTGGTGAAGGTCTTCAAATTGCTGAAGCTTCTGCCTATGGATCTGGAGTATTGAAATCTGATAGATTAGGTCATGACATCATCATGGGTGGATTAGAAAATGATCCAGTTCCAGATGTTGATCCTGATGTTTATCAGTCATTATTAGCACAGCAATCTCCATCAATTTAAGAATTGATAAACTCTTATTGTAAAGGGAGGGCTATGTCCCTCCTTTTTTTGTATATTTGAAATATGGAAATAAAAGCTAAGTTTATTGGAACAAAACAATGGTCAGCCATAAGAAGTAAATGGGTTGATATTGAGAGAGGAAAGGAAGGATACTATGTATCTCTTGGATTTCTCCACATCTTTGAAAAAAAGAAACCTAAATTAATGAAAAATGTTGAGAATACAGAAAGCAACGACATCAAATTTGATAGTGACAGTGACGGAACTGACAACAGTGAGTCCAGTATACTACCTATTTGAGTTTGAGCATGAACAATCTTTTTTAAAATATCACTGTATCCTTGCAAATATCAGCACAGGCACATCAAGATATGATGAGTTCTTGCTTGATGATGGTGTTGATGTCACCTTTGATTATGATGGATACTACACATATAGAATCTATCAGCAAACATCATCAACCAATCTTGATCCTGATCTATCAGATGGCTTGGTTGAGGAGGGCAGAGCTCATGTATATGTGATTGATTCACCATCCAATGAGTTTAATGAAAATATAACCTTCAACATATATGAATAAATTTGAATCAATGTCATTCAGAAAGGACTTTCTCTTGCCAATTGAGGAGCAAGATAGAATGCTTGGCTTTACTAAATGGGGCAAAAAGAATGACTATCCTTATTTTTTGGTGGACCTTTACAATGGATCAGCTTGGCATCAGGGAATAATCAAGAACAAAACTCACTACATTGCTGGTGGAGGGATTGAGGTTGTCACTGGTACCTTGCAAAGATTCCTTGAGAATCCATTCTCTGACTTTACAATGGATGAAATTGTTGAGCAACTTGCATTTGATTATGAGTTGTTTGGTGCATTCGCTGTCAAAGGTACTTGGAATAAGGAAGGGACAAGAGTTGTCAGATGGGAATATCTTGCCATTGATATGATAAGAATATCCTCAGATGAAAGAATGTATTATCTATCAGATGACTGGACTGTTCAACAGCAATCAGCTGAGAAAACAAATCTCAGAACTATCCCTGCTCTTGATGAGAATAATAAGACAGGAGCATTTGTAATATATTACAAGGATCCATCTAAAAGAGGCAGAAGAGAGCAAGGAACTTATGCTAAGCCACCATATCATGGAGGAATAACAGCCATTCAGACTGATTGTGACATCTCAAAATTCCACATGTATGAACTACAAAATGGATTCAAATCAGGAACAATGATCACATTTATGGATGGTTTCCCTGAGACTCAAGAGGAGGCTGAATCATTCAAGAATCAAATCAAAGGACCAGCATCAAACATTGAGAACTCAGGAGATATCATCATCACCTTTGCACCATCAGCAGATCAAGCTCCAAGAGTTGAGAGTCTGACAGGCAATGACCTGGATAAAAGATATGAATCTCTTGAGTCAAGCGTTCAACAAAACATTTTAGTATCTCATTCTGTGGTATCTCCATCATTATTTGGAGTTGCTCCTGAAGGATCATTCAATGCTGCTGAATCAGCTGAGCTATTTGAGATATTTAAAAAGACTTATGTTGATACAAGACAAAGGAGAATTGAATGGATGCTTAACTACATGATAATTTTATCAGGTGATGTTGGAACTGTTAAGCTAAGAGATGTGACTCCGATTGGAACAACTGAAGCTGCACCATTGCAACCAGTGATAGGTCAACCAACAGCAGAGGCACCAGTTGATGTTGCTAAATCAGCATTGAATGGAGCTCAGATTGCATCACTTATTGATGTGGTTGCTAAGATCAAGGAGGGATTGTTATCCAGTGAGAGTGCATTGAGCATTGTCTTGGCATCATTCCCAACCATTGATGAGGCACAAGCTCGCAAGATTGTTGGATTGGACTCAACTCCACAGCAATTGAGCTCATGTAAGTTTGAACATGAGAATAATGATATTGAATACTTTACAAAATATGGTGAATCTGCTGGAGATTATGATGTGATTGCCACATTTCCAATAGCTTGGGATACTCCATCTGATGAGGTATTCTCAAAACAAGATCAACTCTTTGCAACCATTGGAGAAATCTCAGCAGAGCTGAATGACTTTGATAAAAATGTACTGAAGTTGATTGGTGATGGTGAGGATTCAAATGCCATTGCAAAAGCTCTTGATACAAACATTGAGGATATTGCCAAGTCAATGGCTAAGCTCATGAGATGGGAGCTAATCACAAAAGGAGAGGTCACTGATCTTGGAAATTCACTTGTCACACAAGAGGATATTCCAATTGAAAGATTTGAAGTCAGATATGGATACAGGACCAGACTTGATGTTCCTCCAGCAAAGAGTGGATCAAGACAATTCTGTGAGAAATTAATTGATCTAAATAGACTTTACACAAAGGATGATATTAACAGCATCTCTAATAGGTTAACACCATACAGAGATGTGTGGAGATACAGAGGTGGATGGTATACCAATCCAGATACTCAAGCATCAACGCCATGGTGTAGACATGAATGGATTCAGCAATTAGTTGTAAAAAGATAATATGAAAACATATCCAGAATTAAGAGAATATTGTAAAGACATGAGCATGGATGAGCTTGTATCATGGATTGAAAATACTCCAGGACATTATCAAAATCTGACATCATTATGGTCATATATCCATGATCAAGTTGATAGCATTCAAGATTACAAAGGAGCTGAGCATCATAGGAAAATATGGTCGAGTGTTTATGAGAATCTTGATATTGACTTTAAAGGAAAGACTGTGATGGATCTTGGTCCAGGTAGTGCAGAAAGCTTGATTGTTGCCAGAGATATGGGAGCAAGAGATTGCTATTTCATTGATAATGATCCAGTGATATTCAGATTTTGTGAATTGCTTGGATTCAAAGGTTACTACAATGACTATCGTATATCAAGACCAACAACAGATAAAGTTGATTATCTTGTGGCAAAAGGCTCAATCAATTCTGATGAATGGACCAATAACAAGATTGACATCAATAAATTCCTTGAATGGATTGAAGGATTTGCAACTAATGTCATCATAACTCCCACATATCAAAAAGGAGAGACCATTGATGGCTGGGATTACACATGTGTTGGTGAGCACAGAGAGAGATATCTTAATGGACCAATACATAACGGATTTATAAAAAGAGGTTATAAACAAATCTATGTTGATGGTCACAACCATGAGTGTAGATTTCCATTCACTTATATACTATGAACTACCTACTATCAGTGGAGAATCTTAAAAAATTAGGATTGATCCACAGCAATACAGATACAAAACTCTTGGCAGTTGCTATCAAGAGAAGTCAAGACATGCATATTCAGCCAGCTCTTGGGACTCCACTTTACAGAGCTCTGCTTGATAGAGTTGAGACCAATACATGGACTCAGGACTACCTTGATTTGATGAATGATTATGTTGTTCCTTGCTTGGTTGCGTTTGTTGATTACAGAGCAGCATTGCTATTGAATGAGAAGATGACCAACAAAACAACTGGCAGAGTATCTGATGAAAACATTCAGGCCAATACTTTGACTGAAGTCCATGAGTTCAGAGATCAGTTGAGAAAGGATGCATATTTTTATAAGCAAAGATTGGTGGGATACCTTATGGATGACAATGCAACAAAATTCCCTGAGTATTGTGATATGTGCTCTGACAATTGCAATGAATTTGTGCAAAGAGATAAAACTGGATACAGGCCAATAAATTGGATGCAATGAAATTCTCAAAAAAACAGATTGATAAATTAAAAGCATATCTAAATAAGGATGGAAAAAACACTAAACCAGTTAATGAAAGAGCTGGAAATAATAGCAACAGAGCACAGGCAGATAAACGAGTTCTTTCAAGGTGATTTCCTTGATGCTGTCTCAAGAGATGCAGCTCAATATCCTTTGATGGTTGTAACTTTACAGCCTGGATCAATGACTGATCAAGCTGTGAATGTCAATATGGTCATCTCAATATGTGATAAATATAACATCCAGGAATTTAGACAAATCAATGAGATTCATTCTGACTGTCTGAGCATCTGCAATGATATCAGAATCACATTCCAACAATGGAGATTTGAGGAGTTCATGGATATAGTGGGAGATATCACAACACAACCATTTATAAATAGAGGACCTGATGTAACTGCTGGATGGACAATCAATGTCAGTGCATCAATCTATGATTACAATGACTGGTGCTCAATTCCATTTGATGGTTATGACTTTGAGAACAGCTAAGCATACTTAAGTATGGAGAACATATTCAAATTAGATTTCAAAACTTTTGTCAAGAGTCCATTTACTTACATTTTTTTTATATTACTTACAATCCTCATTTTTATCGGAAGATATCTAATCAACTCAAAAGATCAAGAAATTCAAACACAACAACAAAAGATTGATGATTGTGATGATGAAAGAAAGGCAGATAAAAAATTGATGCAAGATATATTATTTCAGAAAGAACTAAATAAGAAGATAAATGGAGAATAAAATCTTGATAGCTATGGCTGTTGTTAGCAGTTGTGTTGCTATCTTAAGCCCAGTGGCTAATCATAAGTATAAACAGCACAAAAAAGATGCAACAACAATCAAAGCAGAGAGGTATCTGCATGATCTTGAGCAGAAAAACAATATAAGTATTGAGCATCTTAAGCATGATGTGGATAGCTTATTGATATTAAAGAAAAAAATTAAGTATATTTACATCATTAAACCAGATTCTTTATGACTTATGCATGGCTAAAACAGGAGAAAGCTCCAAAGATATTAGTCGAAGCTGTTAAGCATATTGGAGTCAAGGAGCTTGTTGGTAAAAAACACAGCAAAACTATCCTATCATGGGCAGATGCTCTTGGATTAACATCAACATATACTAATGATGAGATCCCTTGGTGTGGTTTATTTGTTGCTTATTGCTGCCATGCTCAAGGATTAGATGTTGTAAAGCATCCATTGTGGGCCTTGAACTGGAATAAGTTTGGAAATGTTGCTGAGGTGCCAATGCTTGGAGATGTCTTGACATTCACCAGGAATGGAGGAGGTCATGTAGGGATTTATGTTGGTGAAGATAAGACTCATTTGCATGTCCTTGGGGGTAACCAAAACAACTCAGTCAGTATATCTCGCATTGAGAAGTCAAGATTAAGCCAGGCAAGGAGAACAGCATGGAAGATTGCTCAGCCATCCAATGTCAGAGTGGTCCATCTTGAGCCAAAAGGAATAATAACAACAAATGAAGCATAATGAAAAAACCAGGGAGACCAAAAAAGAATCTTAACATCAACATTGACACAAAGAAAGTGGATATTAAGATAACAAGAAAAGATGGTGTTACAGACATTAAAGTTGATACTCCGAAGGTAGATGTTGAATTGCACAAAGAAAAGGATAAGGACAGTCTTAAAATTGATTCTGATCAGGTTGATGTAACTATCACAAAGGATGATGTTAAGGTTGATGTAAATGAACAAAGTGGATTGCTTGGCAAAGTTGTCAAGTGGATATTCAGAAAGAAGCTTCCATAAAGCAAGTTGTTTTTTAGGTTTAATAAGAGAGCCATCCAATGTGGGTGGCTTTTTTAATTGTTAAAATATGTTAAAATATGTTAAAATTATTTCATAAGTGAAAATAGTTATTAACTTTGTTCAACACTAAAACACAAAATTATGGGAACTTTTATCTATTTGCTGTTAATTTACAGCTTGGTTGCAACTCTAAAAATTATTAATCTAAAAAAGTAAATTATGGAAAGCTTTATTGAAACTTGCTATTTTTGCAATGGCTCTGGATATGTTGATTATGATCTCAACAAAACCAATACTCCTTATGAACAGAACCTGATTCAAGAGGATTGTGATAATTGCTCAGGAAATGGAGTGATCAAAGACATGGATGCTATCACGCAAAAAATTGAGTCTATCAATGAGATGATTTATGGATTCCAACAAAAAATGAAGATCCATCAAAGATTGATACCAGAACTCAGGAGATGCTATCTGAATGAACTTGCTGATAAATATGAGGATAAGATTGATACTTATTCAAGAGCTATTGGCAGATTGAAAAACTACAAAATAAAATTTATATGACAACAGCATATTATGAATACTGGTGGCAAGTGACTGGCAGATTCAACACTAATTTATATGATAACTATTTAAGAGCAAAGATGTATGCAGAATTTCAAAGTAACCTACAAGATAAAGGATGTCAAGTGGATCATCCAGGAGAAAATAATCCAAGCAAACAGTCCAGAGGATGTCATCAAGAGGATGGATCTATGGCCACCATTAATCATAAAAATTGAGAAACTATGACACCAAAAGACAAAGCAAAAGATCTTGTAAGTAAAATGTATATTGAATATAAACCATCAGAGGATGATGCAAGTGGAGTATATGTTTTTTATATGAATCTTGAAATAGCAAAAAGATGTGCAT